CAGCACCGAGGCGAAGCGGCTGACGCCACGGGTCTGACCCGCCCGTTGCGGCTCGAAGACGTGGAAAACCTGCGGACGGCCCCACTCGGTCCATCGCTCGAAGCCTGTCCAGTTGAACTGTCCCGGACCCGCGAAATCGGTCGGATGGCGCTCGCGTATCCAGTAACGAACCGGAACGCCGGCCGTGTTGGTCTCGACGCCGCCGCGCAGTTGGTCCCGATCCGGCCGCCCGTTTGGATTGCAGAGGCGGTCCGGGTCGACCAGCCGCAGACGGGTGCGATAGCGGGTCTGTTCGTCGTCCGCCCATTCCGCCAGGCCCAGCGCCTCGCCGTCGGCCCCCGCCAGGTGACGGATCGCCAGACGAAGCTGCTGTCCGAACGACAGCTTGCGTTCGGCGTCCGACTGGAAGGCGTGGCCATAGGCGTAGAGTTTGAATTCGGTCGTCAGGTCGGCGCCCAGCTGGCGCGCCGCGTCGAGGCTGATGCCCAGGGCCCGGGCGTTCGGCCGGAACTTGATCTGCCAACCCTTGCCGCCGACGGCGTTGACGCGCCGCGACACCGAGGAGGCGGCGACCGGATCGTTGCGGATGCGCTCGCGGATGCGGGCTGTGAGCGCCCCGCGCACCGGCAGAACGTCGCGGTCGGCCGACCGGAGCGCGGCGGGCCATTCCGAAAAATAGGTGCCGCCCGAGCCCGCGCCCTCGTAGGCCAGCGGGAAGCCCCCGGACAGCGCCGGCGCCGTGGTCGCGACGGAGGCGCTGGCGCGCGCCCGGGCGACCTCGAAGCGCGAGATCGAGCGTCCGTCAGGGGCGACCAATCCGGTGGGGGCGAGGGGCGCACGCATCGCGAGGGCTTAGGCCTTCTTGTCGGCCGGGCCGGCGACGGCTTCGATCGCCGCGACCCGATCGGCGAGGCCGTCGAATCTGGTCAGACGCTCGTTGATCTGGCCAACGGCGGCGGAGAGCGATGCGTCCAGGCCGCCGAACCGCTCCTTCAACGAGATCTGCAGGTCGGAGAAGGCGTCGCGAATCCATTTGTCGTCATAGGCGTCGGCCTGGACGTCAAGGCCGTCGACCGACCCGGACAGCGGCGTCAGGAAGGGTTCGGACAGGGCGGCGACGAAACCCTCCTGCGCCGACGTCAGTTGGTCGATCAGCGCCATCGGCATGGGCGAGCTGGGAAAGCGGGCGACGGCGACGAGCGCCTGGAACAGGGAGATCAGCGCGGCGACCGCCGGAACATCCGTCAACGGAAGGACGGCGTCGGACGACGCCGTGTCGGCGGGGGGCGGCGCGGAGGCGGGCTTGGACTGACGGGGCATGAGGGTTCTCCGTGGATGAAAATGTCCGGGTGTGACGGCCTTCACCGGACCATCGGACGGCTTTCGCCGCTCGCGCCCGCCGGTGTTGACGATGGCTCGCAGGTCCGCCAGGGCGGCCCCGAACCCGGGGCGGGCCGCTGTGAAGATCGGGCGCGAAAAGGCTAGAGGCTGAACGACAGCGCGCCACGGCGGCGCGTCGTGACGCCGGCGGGCAGGAGGGACTTCGTCTCGAGATCGGCGATGGCCTGCTCGAGCTTGCCGATATCGGCCTTCGTATATTCGACATTGCGGCCGGCGCTGCTGACCTTGGCCACCATCTCGCCGCTGATCAGCGCGGCCCAGGCCGCCCTGAACTTCGTCAACAGAATCGCCTCGTCAGCCGTCAGCGCCATTAGAAGTCCCACTTGTTCTTGCCGCCATTCGCCGGGTCCGGCGTGGCGAGCGTTGATGTCGGGCGATCCCAGATCGCCTCGAGGCCCGCCTGGGCGGCCTCGCGGCGGCGCGCCAGTTCCAGCCAGTCGGGTTCGGCGCCCGGGACGCCCACGCCGATCGAGGCGGCGAGCGCGCGGTTATAGACCCAGAGGTCCATCTCCTCGTTCCGGCGGCGGATTCGGACCCAGGCTTCGTCCTTCACCACGCCGGTCCGCGCGTCCTGCACAGTGACCAGCGCCTCGGCCGTCAATTCCTCGAAGAAGTCCTTCTCGACCCACATGGGCCAGTGCGGCCGGCGCTCGGCCCGGACGCCCTTGTCGCCCTCTAGGCTCATCGGGATCGCCTCGTTCAGGAGGGCGCGCTTGAGGTCCCAGGTCCCGACCCGCCAGGTGCGGCACGACACGATGGTGCCGTCGTCGCCCTGCAGCTTCTGCCGCTGCTGAGAGCGGCGCAGCGGCATCCGACCCCAGCCATCCGCGCCGTCCAGCGCCTTCGAACGGCCGTGCGTCGAGCAATAGGCGTAGACGTGATAGGTGCCGTAACCGGAATCGACCCCCGTCACCTCCGTCGTGACGAAACCGCCGTCCTCGTGAGGCCAGACCCGCCGCTCCAGCGTGGCGATCTCGGCCCAGATTTTCGGATCGCCAGGGCTGCCGTCTATGCGCCCCCTGTCGATCGGCACATGCTCCGCGCCAGCGCCCCAGGCATAGGCCGTCCACTGAGCCCAGTCGCCGTTCAGGTCGACGGCGATGGTGACGATTTCATATCCCGAGGGAACGACGCCCTTCTTGAAGCTGCTGTCCCGACGATCCAGCAGCTTGGAGATGTCCGTCTGCTGGATGGTGACTTCATAGGCTTCGCCGTAAATCTGCTGATACAGCGCGATCTTGTCTTCTTCGGAGCCGTCCTCGGCGTCGCGGATTTCCTTGGCGATGTAAGCCCAGTCGACCGCGTTCGATATGATCTGCCAGGCGTGATAGCTGGGCTGGCGGCCTTCCAGCGGCCGGGCGCGCCAGTCGCCGAACTCGGCGGCGTAAACCCATGGGCCCGGGGCCGGGTTGTTCGGGTCATCGGAGGGATAGGTCGCAAGCCAGCCGCCGCGCACGCCGTGCGCATCGCGGTAGGGGTGACAGGCGGCGACCATGTCCGCCTTGTGGCTGTGGTCGATCTCGCCGCCGCACCCTGGGCAGGTGAAATGCGGCGTCTCCCCCTCGCCCAGCCCCATCATGGCTTCGCGATCCAGGCGCAGCAGGACGCCGCCCGGCAAGTGGGCGCAGTGGGGGCAAGGCAGGTAGGCGCGGCGCTGGTCGCCCGCCAGGAAATCCATCGTGACGGGGCACCCCGTCAGCTTGCCTTCGTTCTCCTCGTCGCGCCTGATCTTGCCGGGCGTCGAGTTGTGGAAGGTCTTCGCGCCCGCGAGTTCCCACTGCAGCTGGCGCATGAGCAACTGCTTGTGAGGATTGCCGCGCTCGCCGACCGAGACCTTCCAGTTCGGCGTCTCTTCCTTCACCACCAGGCAGAACGTGACCATCTGCAGCGGCTTGGCGGTCTCGGTTCCGACGAACTGGCCATAGCCGCCGGCGAACCGCTTGTAGGTCGTGGTCGAGCCCTGTTCGTCGCGCGAGGTGACGGCCCGGATTTTCCGGCGGATTTCCGGCGTGGCGTCGACCAGCGGCTGCCACTTGGTGCGGTTGTATTTCAGCGCCTCGTCGCCGGTCGGAAGCGCCACGCACCAGGGCCGCGACAGCGCCGTCGAATAATAGAGGGTGGCGATGACGCCGATGGTCGTCTTCGCGATCTGGGCCGATCCGACGAAGGTCACGGTGCGCGCCGGATCGTCGGGGTGCAGCCGGTCCAGCGGCTCGATGAGCAGTTCGAACCCATCCCAGGACATTTCGCCGGCCCTGGTCGTTCCGGTCTCACCCGGGATGTTGATGCGGCCCTCGGCCCAGGCGCTGATCTGCTGATCCGGCGGCGGCGTGATCGCCGTCGCCAGGCCGAGCAGAAGCGCCGCCGCCTGGCGCGCGATCTCCCTTCCGCTGAACAGCGCCACTATGCCGCCGCCTGGTCCTCGGCCTCGAGGCCGCCGGCGACCTTGCGCAGGTCGATCACCAGCTGGTTCAGCAGGGCCGTGTCGGCCGCCTTGAGCGCCAGTTCCATGGGGCGCTGTTCCGTGATGCCGACAAGCTTTGTCGCAAGTGCGCGCCGGCGGCGTTCCAGCCCTTGGAGAAACGACACGCCGATGGCCTCTATCGCCATGGTCTGGGCCGCGCGCGACAGCAGCTCGCCTTTGCGTTCAGCGAGATCAAGCTCGAGCTTTTCGACTTCGAGGTCGCGCTTCCGCGAGTTGATCGGCTGGACCGACGCTTTTGCGACCGTGCCGGCCGCCGGGGCTTCGCGGCTGTCCTGGACCGACAGCGACGCCGCCCGGGCGGCTGACAGAAACTGGTAGTCGACCTCGATTACGCGATTGCGGGCGTCGCGTCGAACCGGGACATCAGGGTTGCGGTCTATGAAGCGCGAGATCGACGATTTGTTCACCGCCCTTCCCGCCTCGCCCTCGAGGCGGGCAGCGTCGCTGACGCTCACCCAACGCGCAGCGGCGGGCGTCTCGAGTTTGAAAGCTGGGGTCATGCCGTTGCGCTCCCCGTTGCGCCCGCAACGCCTGTTGCACCGCTCGCAACATCGCTCACTAGGGAACGAACATGCCTCGGCCCACCGTATACGCGCAGGGTCGGGGGGAAGGACCCGCGCGCATCAGCGTCAGTGCAAAGGATTGATTTCCAACGAAAAACCCGCCCGGCGCGATGCCTGGGCGGGTGATCGAAACTGGGTTGGGCTGGATGGCTACCGCACTGCGCGTCAGTCCTCTGACGGCAGTGCAATGATCTGGCGCGAATCACGCCCTAGCAGCGTGAATATGACCGCCGCCCGGTCGCCGTCAACCATTTCGTCGAAGATGACGTCGTAGTCGGCCGTGGCCCCGGCGACCCTCAACTTGTCGCCGCGCCGGAACCGCGAGCGCGCCGATCCGGCCGAGGCGTTGTCGTTGCGGGGCCGCCGCAACACGACCAGGCCGTTCACTTCCCGCGCCTTCGTTTCGCTGATGAACCGGCCGGGGATCGGACAGGGCCGCGCGGCGGCGCCGGTCCCGCGCATGATCACCTCGGTCACGCCCATCGTCGAGAACACGGCCCGCCACCGATCCTGGTTCAAGTCCATCTCGATGAACAGGTAGCGCGGGATCATCGGCCGAGGCGACGGCGCCGAGCCGTTGCGGGCCCGTGCAGGGGGCGGCACCATCGGCAGGTAGACGCTGAACCCCTGCTGTTCGAGCTGATAGCGCGCGTGCCGTTCCTGATGGACGTGCGTGACGACGACATACCAGGCCTTGCCTGTAGCGGCGGATTGAACGGCGGACGCGGTCACTGGGGCAGCCCTTTCGATGCTAGGCGGGCCGTCCCAAGCCGTATCATTGGGGCGTCCCATTTATCTTCTTGGAAGTTCACATAAAAAACAGTCATGGGACGCGCGCGACGCATGGGACGCACCTGTGGCGTCATGCGCTCGCCTGCGCTCGCACCCGCACGGAGACGCCTTCGCGTCCCATCCGTCCCAGCGTCCCAGCGACGCCTGTAAGCCCCGTCATTCATGGCTTTCACCGTGGGACGGCGCGCGGGACGGGTCATGGTACGGATCGGACGCACGGCCCCAGACGGGCGGGTCGAACGCGGTGGGCGTTCGGGGGTCCGCACCCACGGCGACAGGCTTCGACAGCCAGGGGGTGAGGGGGACGCACAGCACCCGGCTCTGGTGCATGCCGAAACGCTTGGGCCCGTCGCCGGGCCGGGGCGCGAACGACGGCCCCAGGTCCGCCAGATGTTCCAGCACCCCGCGCCAGTTGGCGTATTGCCCGCCATGCAGCGCGCGCTCGAGATTGGGATGGTTGTTCGCCACCAGCAGCCAGGGACCGACGCGGTCGGCCCCCTGGTGCCCGTTCTCGATCATCAACCCCCAGGCCTTCAGCACCTTCTCGGCGCGGCCGCCCGGACTGTCCAGCTGCTCCTCGATCAGCTCGCCCAACGTCAGCGCGCGGTCGTGCCCCAGGTGGCCCGAGTTCAGCGCCCAGATATGCTGCAGGCACCCTTGCCCCGGGTTCTGCGCCGATGATCGCTCGGCCCTGACCTGGGCCAGGCCCAGCCAGGCCGCCGCCTCCGTCTTCGCCTCCTCCGCCGTCAGGGCCTTGTCGAACAGCAGCAGCCGACGTCCGGCCGCAAGCGTGGCGATCAGGTCGGCGGCCCGGTGCGCCTGCTTGTTCTCGACCAGGGCGGCCTTGACCGCCGCGACGTCGGCGCGAAAGCGCTTCGCCTCTCTCAAGGCCCTGGCCAGCAGGGCCGGCGACAAGGCGCGCGCCGCCTCGATGGCGGCCTCCAGGTCGTCGTCCGTCGTCCCCTTGCTCGGATCGAGCCGACCGAGCCGGATTTCCAGCGTTCGCGTGGCCATGGCGTCGCCGAGGGGCACGGGGAAAATGCTGGCCAGATAGGCGCAGCCGACCGCCGAGGTGGCGACGGCGCCGCCGCCGATGGTCCCTTTGCGCCCGGAACTGCCCTCCCCGGTCGCCATTCGGCGCAGGACTTCCAGCACACGTTCGACCGGGCCGGGCTGACCGTCCGAACTGGGCTCGGCCTCGTCCAGGAACAGGCCGCGCGCCTCGGCCGACAGGGTGTTTTTCAGGCCCGCGTCCGTGAAGGTGTCCAACAGGTCGCCGGCGTTGGCGCTGCCCGCCTGCTGCATCAGGCGCGACAACGTCGTCTTTCCGGTCCCGGCGCCGCCGCTCAGGGCGACCACGGGCCTGAACCGGGGCCACGCCCCCAACAGCTGCACCGCCAGCCAGCCGAACAAGGCGTCCGCCTGGCTCAAACCGTCGGGGGCGCGGGGGTCCAGCGGCCCGAACGCCCACAGGTTCAACGTCGCGCGCAGCGCCCCCGCCTCCTTCGTCGTCGCCGGCTTCATCGGCCGCGCCAACTTCGGCTTCAACAGCCACAGCGGCCCCGATACGTCCGACCTCAACGCCTCCGCCACGGGGCGCCAGTCCTCGGGTCTCAGCGGCCATTCGCCGACCGCATCGCCGACGTGGATGACCGGCCCGTTCTCCCCGGGCCAGACGCCATAGCCGCGTCTCGGCCGGTCCTCGTCC